TTTTAATTTCAAGAGCAGTAGCAGTTGCTAAACCAGCAATATCATCTGCAATTTTAACTTTTACATGCTTTTTACTGAATTTATTCTCATCAATATAAGCAGCGGTAGCAGTAGTAGCATCCCCACCCTTAGCAATAATACCAGCGGTAAAGGTAGCCAAAGTGTCTAAAGCAACTTTAATGTCCAATTTATTGAGCATGGACATTTTATAAGCAATAGTTGATAAATCATCTTTTTTAACAATAGTAAGGGATGGATGTTGATTGTTTTGAGCCAAAGCAAAAGCATGGGAATAACCAGCACCACTAGCACCTGAAGTAACTCCACCTAATAAAGCTAAAAGAAAATAACCAATTGATTGATCTCTAATCTGGCCGGAAATATCACCCTCTGAATATCTTTCAGTAACTAAAACGTCTTGACTATCAGCTAAATTTGAAAAACCATTGTCATCTCTGACTCGGTCAACTTTTTCAACTAATGAAAACTCAGCATGAGGTAACCAACTGGTAGGTGCAACACCTGTTCCTCTGGTGGCCTCTTTGCCTATACCTAAATTAACTAGTCTTCCTATTATTTTACTCATATTTATATTTAAATAATAACTGTTTTAAATAGTTGTGTCAAATAAAATATTAACATTAATTAAAACCTCTCCAACAATTATCTTTTCTTCGGGAAAATAACTGAAATTAGTAGGAACTGGAATAACACTAACCATTCTCTTTCCAGCAGGTAAAACTATAGATGTTAATGTTTCATCTTTATCAAAACCATCAACAACGGTGTCAACCAAGCCTCTCATTACCCTAAAAGCCTCTTCAACACGTTCTCTCTCGGTAGGTTTTTGTGAAATAACGTCAATTTTGTGAAATAACCTGACAGTAAAGATATATTTTCGTAAATTTTCAACATTAGTCTGATAATCATTTTCAAATCCCGATGGAGTAATGGTAGCGGCCGGAAACCCATCAAAATCTACCCATGCAAAGTCATAAACATTAGCAATGTTTGTAATGGCTTCTAATTTTGTTTTTATTTGATCATTCAATACTTGCATACTCATTAATTTGCCTCCAAGCTCTTAAGAGCCTCATTAATCTTACTTATAATAAGTTTATCACCATCTCTACGATAAGCATTAAGCCCCCACTCCATGAAAGCCCGTCCAGCCATGTATCTAGTACCCTGATGGACATAAACAGCATAAGTTACGTGAGGTGCAATGACAGCGCTTAAACCACCCGCTAAAATGCCCATTGAGGTGCCAATAGATGCCCTTAAACGTCCAGTATCAACAGGGGTGAATATTTTAGATCCTCTTTCAACTAACAAAGCATAACCATAGACTCCCTCTTTTAATTTAGATACCAACAACTGCTCACAACCGGCAAATTTTTTCACTAAAGTGTCAATATTAGGGGTAATTTCAACTTTAATTTCCATTGAATTTAGTTAAATAAACTTCTTTAAATTGTTCAATTCCAAATAACTCAGCATTAATAACAGATTTAACAACGTATTGTTCACCGTTATCTCTACAGACAACCCGATCACCCTCTTTAATACCAGTGTACTCAGTAAATAAAACATATTCCTGACCAAATGTACCCTCAATCTTTGCAACCGTTTCCTGATCTAATTTTTGGATATTGCACTCAACAGTAGCCGTTGAACTTATACGGTATTTATCATCACCAACTGATTTATTCCGCTTGATAATAGCGGTTTTGTCAAAAAAGTATGTAATATCCATATTAAAAAGTTAACCTTTGATATTTAGATAGAACTTTTTGAATTTGATCATCAGCATCAGACTCTTTGGCAAAAGTGACATCATAATTGTATAGTTTCATTCGGGAAATATTACCACTACTCTTGCGGTTGTTATAAGCCTGACTAGCTAACTTCCAAACTGCCATTTCAAGATCAGATAAACCAACACTAGCCAAAGTCTTAAGAGTTCCAGTCACATTTTCAAAGTCATAACCGGCAGAATAATCAATTTTATAATTTTGGAAACCCTCGTAGAACTTGTGATCAAGGCTAATAATACCTGATTCACGATCAATACGGTATTTATCAGAACTTATAGAGTCAAAATTAGTATCACCATAACTTCCACCCTCACGTTCATATAAAGTCAAAGTAGCGGTAGAAACTGGCCATTGAGGTAAAACCATCTCTTTTGAGCCTTTACCATCTAAAATAACACCAGTATAAGCGGTTAATTTAAATCTACGTCCACACTCATTCTCAATCCAATCGGTGACTGAATCAATAATGGTTTCCAAAACAGAATCATAGGTGGAAACGTCAATCCCGATAAATGCTTTTAATCTAGCAACGGTAGTGAGGGCATAACTATTCATTTTTTACTCCTCAACATTTTATCTTTATAACTGATTATATTTGACCTGTAAATGTCTCCCAACTTTTGATCAATAAGACCATGGGCTATATTTCGGGTAACGTAAACAACATCACCTTTTTTCCCAAATTTAGAATCTGTTTTTAATTTGACTTGTATCATATTAATTGCCTCACCAAGAGGGATAAGGAACCCACCTTATCCCCACTATGAACCAACTATCTGAAGTTAGATATTTTTCGGAAAGCTCTAGTTAAAGCAACTTTTCCATCTACTCTCTCAGTAACTTTAATAGCTACTTGATCCTTTTCAAACGTACCAGCTCCGTCAGTGGTTGTCTTTACAGACAACTTACGTCGGTCACCGATGTAGTAATACTTAAGATCACCAAAATAAACGTTTTTACCAGCGTCATTTTGTTCAAGAACAGGTCTACCTAATAAGGTAGGAAGTTTTCCATCAACAGGACGTACTAATAGGTATTGGCCATTAGTATCTTTGAGAGTTGCACATTTTTCAATAGAGATATTATCCATAATGAAAACTGCATTTTCTCGGAACTGTTGTGGTGTTCGGTAATAAGCTGAAATTAAATCATCAGCGGTTCCCAAAGTTAACTTATCAACTCCATTTAAAGTGTAGGCGTTAAGACCTTTAGGTTGCCCAGTACCAGTACCGAGCATAAACTTACTGTCCTCTTCTCTCATAATAGCTCCTGCAAATCTACCAGTTAAGTAACTGGATAATTCAACTTCACTATCTTCAAACAATTCAGTTGAAAGATAGATTATAGCGTTCAATTTGTTAACAGATAATTGGATTTCTCCAAAGTCTGCGGAAGTAGTAGAAATAGAGGTGTTTTCAGAACCCCAATAAACGGCAACATCAGCTGCCAAAGCAGGGATGTTTAACACTTTTTCTTTCATTGGCCAAACGGTTGCAAATCTTCGGAACACAGGTTTATCTTGTGTCCAGTCAACTATTGCCGCAGAAAATTCTTCAGGAACTAGGTATCCCCCAGTTTCATCAGAACCTTCAGCTAAGGCTTTAACAACCTTTCTATTGCCTTGAATAAGAGCTTTAAAGAAAGCACCAATTTTTTCTTCTTTGGTGAATTTCTTGTCAGGTGTTAATCCTTTGTTAGGATCAACAACAATCTCTTCTTTGGTAGCGGATTTTACTGCACCAACAATCTGTTCAACTGCTTTGCTAAGTAAATCTTCAACCTTTTTTTCACTAGCTTTTTTGGATTCTTTCTTGGCTTCTTTATCAGCCTTGATTTCCTTTAAAAGTTTTTTCAATTCTTCTTTAGTCATTTTATAATTTCACCCCCTTGAGTCAAATAAATAAGTAGGTTCAGGTCTTATGGGTTTAGACCTTAACTTGTAATTGATCTGCCACCTTGGTGAGCAGAGATAGCACTATTTCGTTATCACTTCTTTCTTTTGATTTTTTCTTACCATTTAAACTTTTACCTAAAGCAACTCTCAAAAGTGCCATTTTAAAATGCTTTAATTTTGGTGCAATACGTTTAAATTGTTCATAACCTTTAATTAATTCAGCAAATTTAATTTCATCAACTTCTTTTAAAATAAGATCAACCATAGCTAATTGGAGATCAGAAAAATTCTTCCATCCCTCTTTTTTATCCTCAGCCTCATCCTCATCTTCCTCTTCCTCGGTAACAATAGGCTTGGCATCTTTTCTCCAATCATTGAAATCTTTAGAAACGTCAAAACCCTCAGATCTTAATACCACCAAAGCCTCAGCATTAGCTGGAACGTTAACAGCAGAAAACTCAAGAGCCTCCTGTTTAATGAATTTATATCCTTGATCAGTTTCGGTATATTCCAAAGGTCTAAAACCAATAGAAAAAGCATTTAAGAATTTATTTTTAAACTTTTCAAAAACCATTTTGGCAAAATCATCTTTCAAATCAAAGACAGGGGTAAAAAATACCTTTCCATCTTTAACACTAACATCCTCAACTCTACCAATAGCCGGTCTATTTTCTCCCCAGCCGGAATTATGTGACCAGATCAATAAAGGATTTTTTTTGAAAGCTTTGAAGTCCCAACCATCTGCCATTATTTGATCACCTTGGCGGTCAACAGTTTGTGTTGAAATAATACATAAACCAAGTTTTCCCTCGGTCTCATTTTCCTCTGATTTGATAACATCAACAAAACCTTTAGCAAATTGATTGTTTAATTTCATATTTAAATTTTATAACTATAAATAAATAATAGCAAACTGCCTATAAATTTCAAAATATTATTTTTTCTTTTTAATTTCTAACTTTTCTTTTTTAGTTTTTAATTCAGTAGCTTTATTTTTTTCATCAATCAAAGCCTTTGAGTCAATTCTAACCACCGGCAAAATTGTACATCTACATCTAGGATGAAGTGGTGGCGCTGACAGGGCAGTATAATCAACAACCAATGTCCCACCGTTTAAACCAATCAATTCATCTCCTTGATTTAGGAAATTAGCATCAAGTCCAACCTTAC